CACGAGAACAGCGTCAAAGCTGTTTCCCGTGCCTATCATTACTGGATGGCTAACCCTCGCGGGCGGTACTCGTGCGTTTTCTTATGTATATTATACCTCCTGCGCATCGGAATTGCAACGGTTTATCCTGCATCCAACAGACAAATAAATATGCTTGTACGGAGGATGCCGGTCACTCGTTTTAATCCTGGCGTCAGGGTGCCGAAGCTGAAGGGCCGCCAGATCGGCGGCGGCCGCAGCCTCTTCCTCCGGCAAATAGGCGATTTTTACTTTCATGCGGTGTAGAACCTCCTTTCCTTCAGGTATCCCCCCGGAGGGGCCTGCCTTCTACGAGGGACTTCTCTCTAGACCAACAGCGGCCCTCCGTACACAACATGTTTTAGAAATGAGAAAATCGTAAACAGTGGCCATTTTTTCATTTCTGGCATTTTGTGTGAACAGAGGCCGGCTGTTGGTCTTGATGCAAACCCGGAAAATAACCTCACCCCCACCGGGGGGATGTCTCTGCAAGGTCGTGGAGATAGCTCCGTGGGATATCACCATCCTCGGCCATCTGGGCCAGCGTGCCAGTCAAAGATTAAATCACAACTCCGCACCCCCACATGAGGACGGCCACACTGGCGGCGGCCTCCGTCTCCTCCTCTGGTAAGTAGGTGAGCTTGATCTTCATTTGGTGACCTCCCGACCATACCGGAAAAGAATATCGTTCGCCGTAAGTACGGCGGCAAAGATATTTGCTTCTGCTTCTGCGAATTTTGGCATTTTTTCTTTGACGCCTGACCTGAATCTCAGGTGTCCCAGCAGGATGTGCCCCAGCTCGTGGGCTACTGTGTAGCGGATCTCCAGATCATCCCGGTCAGCGTCAAAAGCAATTACAGGCTGATTTCCACCAATGGCAAAGCAAACTCCAGAACTCTCACGCATAACGGAATCGAGTTCCTTGTAGCCTTCGAGAAGGCCGTTGTTCTTTTTCCGCATACTTTGGTAGGAAAATACACGAATTCCGTAGTCCTTGCAGACCTTGTTGAAATCAATCTTTTTCATCTTGACCATCCTCCTCGTTCTCTGGTACACTGGAGGCGGAACTTAAGGGTTCGTCACTTTTCTGTTCCGCCTTGCCGTCCTGGGTGTTGGTAGCGCCCTGGGCGGCTTTTTCATGCTCTTCCCGATAGTTCTTCAGGTAGTGGTGCGTCACCGTGGCCAGGATCGCACGCAGGCTGTCCGTGTTCTTGATGGTGCCCAGCATGGGAACAATAGCAGCGCGCAGTTCATCAGCTCTCCGCTCGGGGTTGTCCACCATCCGGTGTGCGACCTTATTCAGGTCCCGGTTATAGAGCCGCTGGAATTCTCTCAGGTTCTCCTCCGGAAGGCCAAGGGCAAGTAGTTCAGTTTTGTTCATTGGCAGATTCTCCTTTCAGATCGTTGGTTTCTTCTAGCTTCGCTCTGGATTTGTCCTGGCAGTCGCAAATTTCACCAGGATCAAGGTTGACTCCGCAGTCCGGGCAGGTACGGTAATAGCTCACAGATTAACCCCCTTTCAAATCATCAATAACAGGTTTCGAGGTACCGCAATTCCCGGATTCGCCCCGAGAAAAAGTGGTTGATATTGTAGTCACAGTTTCTATACTTTGTCTTGAAATGCTGGTGGATGATGTATCTGTAATCCTCTGGCTCTATATCGGCAAAATATCCACCGATGCTATCAATGGATACATATGGCATGAGCTGGATCATACGCCGTATCTGGTCTAGACGGATGTTAGGATGGGGGCGTCCTGTTGCATCCTCGTACTCTTGAAAGTAGCAGCGGAACACCTCCAGTACATCGTCCAGACTGTATGGTCCTCCCTCCTCGTAGACCCTGCCAACAAGTCGTGAGAAGGTCTCAAAATCAAAAAGCAAGTTGTCACCTCCTCAATGGTGTGGAACGTGTCAGCGTTCCCTTTTATAATGGCGCGTGGCCGCGCCGCGCGGTCCCTTTTATCATAGAAGAAACCTTGGTTTCCCTTCTACGTTCGGGGGTAGAGGTTCGTAAGATAGAAGTTAGTAGTTAGATGTTAGGTTTCTTTTGGGTTTCCATTTGGTTAGCGAAACAAAACCCATTCGGTTTTCATTCGGTTTCCATTGGGTTTTTGTTCTTTGGGGGCCTCCCTCCCCTTTTTCCGTTCTCGGCGTTTATTTCGCATCGGTTGTTATATGCCTCTTGCCCTCGCTCAATACTTGATACCATCATGTCGTAAATGTACTTTGCCTTATCTGTAAAGCAATCCACCTCTTTTCTGAACCAGAAATAATCGCAAACTGCTTTGATAACTTTTCCTGCTGTCTCGTCGTCGATCGCTGCATAAATCAGGGATATCTCCCTGTATGTCATAAACCCGGGCATTTCACGATCCGCCATCCGTTGATGAGCCTCCTTATTTCACACTAATCTTTTTTTCATAACGTTCGAAATCAAGTTCCATGCTTTCATAGATCATCGCCAACATTGCCGCAGTCTCCGGCGAGGCTTTTTGCTGCTTATCCCCAAAAGCATATTCCATAATTGCATCGTAGGCTTCCAGGCGCTTGTCATCAGAAAGCTGCTTAAGACCTTGTAATAATTCATTCTAAAAATCATTTGTCTCATAGTTCGTTATCCTTTCTAAAATTACTTCTTTGTGATTTCTCTCTTACCCCCCAGGGCCATAGTGTGGAAGCGGTACAGTTCCTCCAGGTTGACGGTCATGGTGCTCTTCTTGGACTTGCCGATCTCCAGCACCCAATATCCCATCTTGTTGTACTTGTCACGGACCACTGCCTCGTGATCCAGGCCCATACCGGCGGCAGCGCGCAACTGGTTCAACTCGAAGACGATGGTGTCATTCAGTTCCTTGCCGGTGCGCTGGTCTCTGATCCGCACGGGGAAACATCTGGTCTGGATGATAAATTCGGTTTTCATCAGTACATCCCTCTTTCTTGAACGATATGTTTCGCCACCTGGCGAACCTCATAGCGGACCCGGGCGCCGATGGGGATACCGATCCCCCGCTCCTCTGCCCACCTCTGGGCCGTGATCTCCCCCGCCCCAAGCTCGCGGGCCAGGCCAGCGCGGGAGAGGGTGGCCTTTCCCCTGTTCCTCTGGATGATCTCCGCCTCTTTCTCGCGGATTTCTGCTTGCAGTGCTGCCATGGTTTAGTCCTCCTTCTGAATGATGTCGGCCAAGGATACACCAAGGCCTGTCGCCAGTTTTCCAGCGGTCCTGGGCTCGCAGGTGCCGCGGCGGATGATGGTGCTGATGTTCTGCCTGGATACACCGCAGTTTTCAGCAAGAGCTGCCTTTGTCATACCGCGTTCTGCTAAAATGGTCTCAATTTTCATGGCACTGATATTCACTGTATCTCTCCTTTCTATTTATTCGGTTGAATAAATTATATGTCATTCGTTCGAATAAGTCAATAGTTTTTCAATTATTCTCTTGAATAAATTTTTCTACTGTGGTAACCTATGAAATGAGGTGATTATCATGACAATAGGTGAGCGCATACGGGCAACAAGGAAAACTGCAGGATTAACGCAATCGCAACTTGCGGAACAAAGTGGTGTAGCTTCTATTTCTATTCACCAGTATGAATCGGGAAAACGTCAGCCGCGCCTAGAACAACTTCGGGCAATCTCAAAGGCCCTCAATGTAGATTGGACAGATTTAGTCCCAGAAGAGAATCAAGCTCAGATTGTTATCGATCATGTAAAAGAGGGCTTGCGAAAAGGAGAGGATAGGACATGGGAGGTAATAAGTGAAGAAGATAAAGAGCTTGTTGCCTTTAACGACTATCTCGAAAATATGGGGTATCGCCTCGTAATTGAACTAGAAACATTTGAAAATGTTAATCCAAACCACTATTGGACACTACGTGACAACCGTAACGGAAAGAGATATTTTGTTCCATCTGAAAAGTTGGATAGATTGATGAATAGCATCAATTCATATACAAAGTATCAAGTCAGTGAATTGATTTCTGAACTTGAAGAAGCCCCGCAGAACATACAAGAGGAAAAATAAAAGCCCCAGGCCGAAGCCTGGAGGCAATAACTCATTGACTTTTGTTTATACTATGTATATACTATAAGCAAAGGAGTGATTTTAATGTATGCAACCATTCAGAAGTGGGGAAACAGCCACGGCCTGCGCATCCCTAAAACCCTTCTGGACGCCCTTTCCATCCGTGAGAACGACCGTGTAGAGCTGATCCAGACCGGGGACGGCATTACCATCAAAAAGGCCGTTGCAGCGCCTCACAGGACGCTGGAAGAGCGCCTTACCGCCTTTTATGGCAAATCTTTAGAGGAGATTGGCCGCATCCAGAGTGAGGAGATCGACTGGGGCAAAGCGGAGGGCAGTGAAGCATGGTAACGATTTTCGAGCAAGGTGACATTGTCTATCTGGACTTTGACCCTCAGGCAGGCCATGAGCAAAAAGGACGGCGGCCCGCTTTGGTCGTCAGTAATGACTTGTTTAATCGGGTCAGCAGCCTCACTATGGTCTGTCCCATCACCCACACAGACCGGGGACACCCGTTCCATGTACGGTTGGATAACCGCACAAAAACGGACGGCGTCATTATGTGCGATCAAGCCCGGATGCTGGATCTGAACAGCCGTAGAGCATCTTTCGAAGAAAAGGCCCCCACAGACATCGTAGCCGAAGCTGTCGATCTTATTGTCGGTTTTGTGGAAATGAAATAGTCGAAAGGGTTGGATTCGAAATCCATAAACCCAAAACAAGGGTGTCCGGGAAAAGGACACCCCCAATAAAAAATAAAAAACCGCCCTCAGAGCTGCAACTCTGAGAGCGGCGATGCACAACAATACCCCAATCTACCAAACCAAGGCACCCTTGCGCCCGTTTATTATAACCTATCGAGGCCAGGGTGTCAAATCAGAAAGGAGTACACCGTGGCAAACAATTACATACGGAAAACCGCCCGCTACAACGGCAAGAAGTACGAGGCCACCGGCAAGACCGAGCTGGAGGCCATAACAAAGCTGGCCGATAAGCTGGCCGCCGCCAAGCGTGGGGAGGAGACGATCTCCAACTCCATGACCGTGGACGCCTGGTACAAGCAGTGGAAAGCTCTCTACAAAGAGCCGAAGGGCCTCACCGGCAAATCCCTTGGGATGTATGACGAGAAGTACACGAAGTACATCAAGCCCAGGATCGGCCACATGAAGCTGAAGGACGTGAAGGACGTTCACCTCCAAAAAATCCTCAATGAACAGGCGGGGATGTCCGCTTCCCACGCAAAGAAGGTCCGCATGGTCCTCCAGGAGATGTTCAAGCGGGCCAGACAGTCCAGGATCATTGTCTATGATCCGGCGGAGACCCTGGAGCTGCCCACCGTCACCGAAGGGCGCCGCCGGTCTATCACCGAGGCGGAGCGGAAGGCCATCCTGGCCGTGGCCGAACATCACCGGGCGGGCCTGTGGGTGTTGACGCTGCTCTACACCGGCATGAGGCCCGGGGAGACCGCCGCCCTCACCTGGGCTGACGTGGATTTTGAACACAATGAGATACACGTCCACGCCGCAAAGGAAAGCGGCTCCACCGCTGTCAAAGGCCCCAAGACCGCCGCAGGGGTCCGGGATATACCGATACATTCAGACCTCGCATGGAGGCTCCAGGAGGCCAAAGGACAGCCATTCACGCCAGTCTTTCCCACACAGGCCGGGAACCGGCAGAATGAAAACAGCCTGCGCCGCCTGTGGACCGGCTTCAAGCGTGACCTGGACATCCATATGGGGGCGAAGCTGGAGCGGAACAAGATCATTGTCTCCAAGGTCGCGCCGGACCTGACGCCGTACTGCCTGCGGCACACCTTCTGCACCGATCTCCAGCGGGCCGGGGTCCCCCTCAACGTGGCAAAGGAATTGATGGGCCATTCCGACATCCAGACCACCGCCAATATCTACACCCACCGGGACGCCGGGACGCTCCATGCCGGTATCGCCCTTTTGGACGGAACTGGTGGAAAGGTTGGTGGAAATCAGAAGAAGAAAAGCGGCTGACGCATACAGCCGCAATGGAAAGACGGCGCTATATGCCCCTGTTTCCGGTTCTGAATGTTGGGGGTTCGAGTCCCTTCGGGCGTACCAAAATACCCACCACCCCAAATGCCGGGGGGTCATAAAACAGTATTGAGTTGAATTGGCTAAAAACCTTGTGTTTTCAAGGGGTTACGGCGTGGCTTCGGTCACGCCGTTTCCTCTTTCATCAGTTCGTCCAGCGGGATAAAGCCCACAAGGTCATAAACAATGCGGATGCCCTGTACCCTGTGGCCGCTGCTCTTGTCCGGGGCCTCAATGTAGATGGCCTTTACAAGCTCATGCACGGCGTAGGCGGTCAGCCCGTCAAGGGCCGCGTACTTGTGTACCCGCTGGATAAACTGCTCCAGGTTTTCAACCTGTCGTTCCTGTACTTCAATCTCGTTCTGTAAGGTCTGTACTTCGGCTTTTAGCTGCGCCTGCTCGTCCTCATAGTTCCGGCTCATCATGGTAAACCTCTCGTCGGAAAGGCGGCCCGCCGCGTTGTCCTCATAGACCTTGATATACAGCCGGTCAAGCTCTGTGATGCGCTTCTCGTCATGCGCCAGCTTCTTCCGCCGTGTCTTGATGGCTTCGCTGGTAGCCAGCTTCAACCGCTCATCCATGACCGCCCGGAAGTGGGCTTCATAGCGGGTCACATAGGAGATCACGGCCTCCATGTGCGCCCATACCATTTCTTCCAGAACAACGGCCCGGATGAAGTGGGCCGAGCAGCTTCCCGTGTTGCTCCGGTAGTTGGCGCACACAAAATGATCCTGCCGCTTCTCAAAGTAGCTGGTGGTGCAGTAACGCATCTTCGCCCCGCAGTCGGCACAGTACACAAGGCCGGAGAACATATGGCTTTTACCCGTCTTTGTGCGCCTGTGCCGCTGCTGGCGTATCTCCTGCACCTTGTCAAAGACCTCCTGCTCAATGATGGCCGGGTGAGTGCCGTAGAATACAGCCTGCTTCTCAATGGGGGTGTTCCGCTGCTTCTTGTCCCAGATGGAATTGGTGTAGGTCTTGAAGTTGAC